AATATGCAAGATGGCATGCTGATGACGGCGCTGCGCGGCACGGAGGGCACGCTCACCACTTGGCTGAACACGCGCAACAGCCCGCATGTGACGACCATTACCACCACCAAGGATGCCACGAGCCCTTGGCAGACGGCGGCGATGGCAGGGGCGGCGCTGGAGAGCAGCGCGGCGATTGACCCGGCTGCGCCGCCACGCGCGGTGCTGGTGGGCTACCGTGGCCCTGCGCAGGGCAACCACTTCACGATTGACCAGATGAACAATCTGTTTGTGAAGGGCGGCTCTAGCTTAGAGATTGCGCCCGACTCGACTGGCGCACTGTTGCGGATGGTGCAAAACTACAAGCTCTCCGCAGGCGGCGCGCCCGACCGCAGCATGGCCGAGACGATGTGGCTGAAAACCATGAGTTACTACCGCTGGTTTCGGGTGACGGAATTTCAGACGAAATACCACAGCCAGGGCTACAAGCTGGCGCAATACATTACTGACCCGATTCCCGGCCAGAAGATCATGACGGTGGACTTGGCGCAGGAGATTATGGTGGGCCTGTATAAGCTGTTTTGCGATGCAGGCTTGTGCCAGAACCCGGGCTATTACGCCAAAACTTTGCTGGCTGAGATTGATGCGCCGAATGGCAAGCTCAAAATCATTGATGAGCCGGTGATCGTGACGCAGCACTACCAAACCGAGATCACCAGCAGCGTGATTGCCGGGCAGGTTTGAGCCTGCTGCCACCCTTTGAATTTTTGAACATTAGGAGCTGAACATGGCAGATGACAACAAGCTATTTAAGATTGAAACCATTGTGGCCGATGGCCTGACGCTGGCTTTTGAAGATGCCAGCGGCGTGATCAATGGCGCTGCGGGCTTTAAGAATGAGGCCAAGCTTTCGGCCAGCGGGGATGACTTTGTGATGCGCACCCGCGTGCCGCGCACTTTGAAGGCGAAGCTGCAATGGGGGCCTGCGCGTGACACGAATGAGCTGACGGGGATGAACAGCGTGCAGATCACGATGCGCGACGCGATTAGTCGCCGCAAATGCATTGCGAATAAAGCCTGTTTTTCGGAGCTGGGCGATATTGGGCAGGGCACGGTGGAGGTGACTTTCTTGCTGCGCTCTGAGCTGCAATGGCTTTGAGCTGAGGTTTTTCGGACGGTTTAAGAGGCAGCTTTCGGGCTGCCTCTTGCATTTGGTGAAGCACTTCACCATGCCAGATGGGGGCGCGGCGGGCACAGTAGCGGGCATGAACAACACCCCCGCCCCTACCCCACACTACACCCCTGATATTGAGAGCTTGGCCACGCTCCAGCTCGTGGATGGCCTGCCTGCTGATATGGGCGGCAAAACGATTAAATACCGCACGGTGCGCCTGCGCGAGACGACGGTGGCCGATGAGCGCGCTGCGGTGCGCATGGCGGAGCGGGTGGTGCAGATTGGGGGCTTGCACAAGCTGCTGGCCAGCGAGGGGGATTTTAGATACGCGATGACGTTTCGCCACATTGCTTGGCTGGAATGCGATGGCCAGAAACTGCTTCAAGACTCGATTGATCTTGAGGTGGCCAGCAAGCTGAGCCCGCATGATTGGCAGCTGATTGAAACCCGGGTGATGCTGATGGAGCTGGCAGCGCAGGTGCGCTATGGGCTGATTACGCCTGAGCAATTTGACTTGCTGGCCAATGGCGGCAAGCTTGCAGACGAGCAAGAATCCCCACAGCCCTTGGGCCAGGTTGCAGGGCTGGGAGCGCAAGCTGCTGGCGCTGAGCTTGGCCCTGCATTGCTCGCCGATTACGCTGGCCAAGCTGCCGCTGGCGCAGCTTGAATTCATGAGCCAAGAGCTGGGCAAGGCACAAGGGGCTTAGATGCGCGAGCTGAAACTCAAATACGTTATTGAGCTGGCCAGCAACTTGGGCGCTAAATCGCGCTCGGAGGCGCAGGTGCTGGAAGATGCGCAGCGGCGCATGAATCAATCGATCAGCCGCACGGCCGATCAGGTGATGGGGCTGGAGCGGGCGATTACGAAAATAGGCCACAACAGCAGCACAGAGCGCCAAATTGGCTACTTGCAGCGCTTGGGCCAAGCGGCGGACGCGGCGGGTGCGAAGGTGCTGAAGGCTAAGCAAGCAATGGCGCGGGGCATGGATGCTATGCCGGAAAAATTTGGCGAGGTGGCGGGCGGCTACTACGGGGCGAAGACGATGATGGCCCCGCCGATCAATGCCTTTGCTGCGCTGGAATCGGCCACGCAAGATTTGCGCATTTCGATGACCGATGCCAAGGGCAAGGTGAGTGCTGATTTTGAAAAAATCAGCATTGAAGCGGGCAAACTGGGCAACCAATTGCCGGGCACGACGAAGGATTACATGATGGCGGCGCGAGCGCTGCAAACGCAGGGTGTGAAGGGCGACGTGATTGCCAATGGTGGCTTGCAGGCCAGCAGCTATGTGGGCGCGCTACTGGATATGAACCAGGCGCAATCGGCTGAAATTATTGCCAAGCTGCGAGAGGCGCACTCTTTAAAAGCTGATGAGCTGGTGGATGCGGCGGATTTGGTGCAGCGCGGATTCTTTGGATTTGGCATCAAGCCGCAGGATTATTTGGAAACGGCTAAGTATGCGGCCAGCACCTACAACACCATGGGCATCACGGGCAGATTGCCCATGAAAGAAACGCTGGCGATTCAGGGCATGGCGGCAGGAGTGGGGCTAGACGGCAGCAGCTTTGGCACGAACTACGCCATGATGCTGCGCCGCACGGGGGAGATTGACACCCGGATGAACAAGAAATCTAAAGAAGCCAAGGAAATCAAAGAGATGCTGGGCGAGCATGGCATCGACATGAATTTTTACAACGAAAAAGGGCAGTTTGGCGGCAACCGCAACATGCTTGAGCAGCTAGCGAAGCTGCGCAAGCTGAACCCCTTGGAGCAACAGAAGGTGCTGACGCGCTTGTTTGGCGTGGAGGCTGGGCGGCCTGCACAAATCTTGGTGCAAAAGGGTTTGGAGGGCTACGATGAAGCGCTCAAGACAATTGACAACCAAGCGAGCTTGGATCAGCGCATTGGCATGAAGATGGAGACGCTCTCCTCCAAGCTGGAATCGCTGCGCGGCACGCTAGAAAACGTGCTGGCCAAGATGGGCACGCAGGCGGGCAATGCGCTGAAACCCATCTCGGATGGGGCGAATAGCCTGCTGGGCGGGTCAATCGGGAAATTTTTTGAGGCTAACCCAGCGGCGGGCACGGCGGGCATTTTGGCGGGCGGCGCTGCGGGCGCTTTGCTGCTGGGGCGCTTTGGTCGTGCGGGCGGCGCGCTAGTGAAATCACTTATCGCGCGCGGTGCACCCGCAGCCGGGGCGCTACCTGCGGCCTTGCCTGCTGCTGCGCCTTTGGTGTGGCCTACATTGCCAGCCGCGGCTGGCGCAGTTGCAGGCGGCTTGGCCCCTGCGGCAGCTCACGGGGGTGCGGCTGCTGTGGGGGCCAGTGCCGCAGGCACGGCCTTGGCGCAGGGGGCTGCGGCCCGCGCTGCGCCTGCGCTGAGTGCTGCGGCCACGGCGGGCAAGCTGCTTAAATTTGGCGGGATCACGGCGGGCATTGGCGGCGTGCTGGAGGGCGCGAGCATTTTGGCCGACGAGAAGGCCGATAAGGGGCGCGATTTGACGCGGGTGGGCTTGACGGGTGGCATGGGTGTGGTGGGTGGCGCGCTTTCGGGCGCTGCGGTGGGCAGTGTGCTGCCGGGGATTGGCACGATTATTGGGGCCATTGTGGGCGGAGTGGGCGCATCTTTGGGCTCGGGGGCTTTGTTTGATTTGATTTGGGAGAAGAAGGCTGCGCCGGGGGGTGTGCTGGGCTCTGCGCCGCTGCCTCAAAGTGCGATGCCGCGCTATGGACAACTGCCGCAAGAGGCTTGGCCGATGGGGCTGGGGATGCCCAGCGCGCCAGCGGCTTGGGGTGGTGAGGGGCGCGGGGCGGCTCGGGCGCAGGTGGCGATGGGCGCTGCGCCTGCCCTTGACTTTTTGCGCATCACTGCGCCGCAGATGGCCGCGCAGATGGCGCAGCCGGGCAAAACTTCTGAGATCAAGATTGGCGATGGCATTTTGAATTTGAATGTGCGCATTAGCGATGAGCGGGTGAGCGTGGTGCCTAGCGTGGCGCAGCAGCCGAGCTTGATTCGGATTAATGCGGGCAGCACTAACCCAGGGGGGTATCGATAGATGAGCACGGGCATTGCTTGGCTGGATCAGCTGCGGCCTGCGAGCTTTCGGGGGATGCCGTTTCAGGTTGATTCGGTGGAGATTAGCGCGGGCAATAATTTGGTGGTGCGGGAGTATCCGTTTCAGGATTTACCTACCGTGTTTGCAATGGGTAAGGCGGCGGAGGAAATCAAGCTCTCGGGCTATGTGATTGGGCCGGATTACACGACGCAGCGCGATGAGCTGCGCGAGCAGCTGGAGGTGCGCGGGGTGGGCGCTTTGGTGCTGCCGACTATGGGCACGCTGATGGTGAGCGTGGCCGCGAAATATACGATCAAGGAAGCGCCGACGACTGAGGGCGGGATTGCCCGCTTTGACATAAGCTTTGTGCGCTCGCAGCCGCGCCGCTACCCGGTGGCGGTGGCGGATACGGCGCAAGATGCGCAGGCGAAGGCTGATACGGCGGAGCTGGCCGCAGCGGATGTGTTTGAGAGCTGCTTTAACTTAGGCGCTGCGCCGGGCTGGGTGGCGGACCAAACGCTCTCCCAGATGCTGGACTCGATTGATGCGATTTGGGGGCAGTTAGGCGGCGTGGTGCAGACGATTGAGGGCTTTAACAGCACCGTCATTGGCGCTTACCAGCAGCTGCGCAATGGCCTGAATGATTTGATTCGCACACCACGCAGGCTGGCCGCTGCGCTGCGGCAGCTGTTTGATTTGCCTGAGGATTTGAGCGCGGCGGCGGCGCGGGATTATCGGCGAGCGCTTAGGCAACTGTTTGATGCACGAGCCTTGGTGCGCAGGCCGGGCTTTACGGTGAGCATCGTGCCGCCGGTGGGCGGCGGCTTGGTGATGTATGGCCAGGGCGACGCGAGTGTGCTGGCGCTGGCCACGCCTGCGCGCATGCGGCTGGCCACGCTGACGGTGGCCATGGATCAATTGACGGAGAGCCTGGCGGTGGCGGCTTGGGTGCGGGTGATTGCGCGCGCGCCGCTGGCCAGCTTGGAGGACAGCAGCGCATGGCGCGCTGAAGGCATGGCTCAGATCACGCGCTTGCTGAGGCGCGCTTCCACACAGGAGCTGGGTGGTGGCTTGGCTGCGCAAACCGTGGCGCAACTGAGGCTCTTAGGCGCGCAGCGCTATAGCGCCGATGCTGCGGATGAGGGCAATGCAGGCGCATCTCGCCAGCGGGCTTACCACGACGCGATGCAGGGCCTGCTGGCGGGCTTTTTGGCCGACGTGCAGGTGCGCAGCAGGCAGGCGCTGCGCACGACGCGCTACACGCCACAGGGCTGGGAGCCGGTGTGGCTGGTGAGCTATAAGCTTTATGGCACTTCGCAATATGCGGATGAAATTTTGCGGCTGAATGCGCAGATCACGCACCCGCTGCTGTGCCCGCCTGGGCAGGCCATTGTGGTGATTCAGCGATGAAGCCAGAGACGTATACCAAAGATGATGCCAAGATCAGTGTGATCGTGGGCGGGCTGGCTTATGAGGGCTGGCTCTCTAGCGAGGTGGAGCGCAGCTTGGAGAGCATCGCGGGCACTTTTAATATTCCTGTGAGCTTGGTGCCGGGGCTGTATCCGAAGATCAATCGGCAGGATGCGGTACAGGTGAAAATTGGCGAGACGACGGTGATTGATGGCTATGTGCTGAGCGCCGAACCTTTCTACCGAAAGAATGACTGCGGGCTGCGCATTGTGGGGCGCGATCGGGCTGGCGATTTGGTGCGCTGCTCGGCGATTCACAAGGGCGGGCAGTGGCGAGGCGCGAAGCTGGACGCGATCGTGCGCGACATCTTGAAGCCATTTGGATTGCCGCTGGAGGTGGCCACCGATGTGGGCGCGGCGATTGCGGACTTTAAGCTGGCGCATGGCGAGACCGCGCTCGATGCGATTGCGCGCGCGGCCAAGCTGCGCGGCGTGCTGGCCACGCGCAGCGAGGTGGGCGGGCTGAGCTTAACCAAGGCGGGCACGAAGCGCTTTGAGGGCGCGATTGTGCGCGGGCTGAATGTGATTGAAATGCAGGGCATTGGCACGGATGAGCAGCGGCACCGGGACTATTACGTGTATGGCCAAAGCAATACAGTGGCTGACTTTGAGCGGGCGCGGGGCTTGAAGGCCACGGCCAACGACAGCGAGATGAGGCGCTATTTGCCGCTGATTATCAATGCCGATGGAAACACGACGGCCGCTGAGCTGAAGGATTTGGCGCAGCACACGATGCGGGTGCGCCGGGGGCATAGCATGGGCCTGCGCTACACGGTGGAGGGCTGGACTTGGAAGGGCAAGGCTTGGCCGCTGAATCAGCGGGTGGCGATTTATGATGACATTGCGGGGCTGGATGGCGAACAGTGGCTGATTGCCAGCGTGAAGCACACTTGCGATTTGAAAGAGGGCGATGTGACGGAGCTGCTGATGCGGCCGATTGAGGCTTACGATACTGCGCCGCTGAAATCGAAGCCAGTGCGGCGCAATTGGGGCAATAAGGGCAACACGAAGAACCACGGCAGTGGGCCGAATGACAAGGCAAGGGGCGGCTGATGTGGTTTGAAAATCTTCTTCGCCGCGCGCGCTTGCGCGGCCTTTCGGAGGGCAAGGTGCAAATGGTCCGGGCGGAGAGCTTGGATGATGATGCCAAGGATGCGGCGGAGCGCTTTCAGGATTACGGCTTTACGGCCAACCCGATCGATGGGCAGGGCTTGGTGCTGCATGTGGGCGGGCATACGGTGGTCCTGCGGATGGACCGGCTGGCTGAGCGGCCGC